CCGAGTTGTCGGATTATGAACGCACCGACCTTATCCTACGCTCCAACATCAACAATGGAGAGTGGGATTTTGGCGCATTACAGACAGACCCGGCTTTTGGTGATGTTGATTTTGGCTTTATAGGTCTGGATTTTCCGAAAGAGAAAAAGACGGCCTCCAAGACTGCAACCCTCGCGCCCTTTGACAACTCCGATGATGGGGACGAGGGCGATGATAGCGACAATGACAATGAGCCAGACGATGACGGAGAGAATGGAGGCGATGATAAAGAGGCTTTTTATCGCTCCATGCTGAAAGATGTGCTATACGAAAGCGATAATATTTACGAAATCCCCAATCTCTTGCTTGAAATGCAAGCCGGCAAGGTTGAATTGCCATTAACTCCGTGGGGCGCGAATAGCCGTCTAAGAAAGGATGTAGCGACCTATCATTTCTATGTGGATGATTACCGCTTTGAGGCTTTGTTCAAAGACCCGATTAATTTGCTCACAAGCGGTTGTAAGGCGGTGGTAGAGCCTAATTGTAGCTGCCACGACCAAACGCCAATCGCATACGGAATAAGCCTTATCTACAAAAAGCGGTGGCTTTGTCGCTACTTGCAAGAGTGTGGTATCAAAGTTTACGCCGACCTTAATGTAGCCCACAAGTTTATCGAATACAACAAAATGGGTATTCCGAAAGGCTACAACGCCTTTTTCACTCGTGGGCTTGACGGATGGCTTGAAAGCCTCAAGAGCGATTTACAGGTAGCGCAGGAGATAAGCGGGCTTGAACTCCCCAATCTTGTAGTTTATGGCGGTGGCGATGAGATTAAAGCCTTTTGCCGCCGACATGGATTGCTCTATATTCACGATTTTATCAACGCAAAAAAGAAATAACTATGGGCAGAAATTCCGGCTCCAATCGCGGCACAAAAGACGGTGGCGGCGATTTTAAGGGCAAAATCACAAATGTAGGCCCGCTTGTTGAAATGACCGACCCCCAGATGTATAAGGCAACAAAGCAGGCAATATCTCGTTATCATGCTGTCTTAGGCGTAAGACAACGAGAGGTTAAACTTGCGGACTTTCCGGAGGCTTATGGTGTTCACGTTACTGCCAATGGTGCATCAAAGGCTGTTTATCTCAACCGTTCACATTTCAATCAAGGCGCAAAGTCTGTTAGTAGGGCGCACTCCGACAATTACACAAGCGGCTGGAGTACGCGCACAAACAAACCTATTGCGCATACTGTTACACATGAGCTGGCACACGCTACATGGAATGAACACCTCACAGGAGCAAATCAAAGGGCGGCCGGCAAAGAAATACGTTCTCTCTATCGTTCATGGATGAGAGATAAGAAAAAATCGGGCTATGGTAAATATGCCCGTACCAATGTGAGCGAGTTTTGGGCTGAAACGGTAACAAAGGCCGTTCATGGTAAAGCCGACAAATACACTCGCCGCGTTAAAGCTATATGCGCGAAATATAAACTCTAACTACATACGACAAGAAAATGAAAAAAATTGAATTTACCCAAGAGGAAAAGGCTGTTATCCAGCAGCAACTCAATGGAGAAATTGAGGTGTGGAGTGCTACCGATGAGCAGCAAAAACACCTCACAAGTGTTATCGACAAAGCCGAGGCACGTCTGGATGAATACCCCGATGATTACGACTTTGGGGATGACCTTATAGCATGGATATGGAAAGAGTATCAGACCCAAGAGGCTAACGCCTAACTCCCACAATACCGAGTAAAGAGCCGGGCGGTTTCGGCTGCCCGGTTTTCTTTGCAGTCAATATGTGTTCAACAAACACGGAAAGAATAAATCAACGGAATCACAACGAATGGCACTCTTTGAAAAAGGAAATAAGAAAGGCAATCGCTTTACGTCCGAGAACCAGCCCAAGCGAAAAGGGCGTGGCAAATTCTCCGTGCTTAATTACATACGGCAGACCACGGGAAAAAAAGTTGACCCCCAAAGCAGCAAAGAGGAAATCTTAAAAGTAATTCAACACATTTACGAAAGCTCCCCCGCAGAACTGGAGCCGCTGTTGAAAGACCCCGCCGACCCCCACAAGCCCAATCCCAACACTCCGATGTGGGTATTGAGCATAATATCCGCTATCAATACCGATATGCGCTATGGGCGCACGTCAACAATCGAAATGCTTTTTGACCGAGTATTTGGCAAGGCTACGCAGACGATAGAGGGCGAAATCAACGCGAAAGTTAACCCGGTTGATTTGTCGGTGCTGACTACCGAGGAACTATTGCAATACAACGCTCTTTTGGAGAAAATAAAGACAGGCAACAATGGCAAGGAATAAAGACATATCATTGCCGTTGTCGCTTGCGGTCAAAGTTGAGCTATTCAAACGTGGGTGTTTCGACTTTATTACTTGCAAAGACGGCAAGAGGCACGAAAAGCAAGGTATGGCATTATCCATACTCACCGACAACGACCATGTAGAGGTGTTGTATGGTGGAGCCGCCGGCGGTGCAAAATCGTGGACAGGTGCCGCGTGGTTGCTCTTTATGAGTCTTGCTTATGCGGGGACAAAATGGTTTATCGGACGTGAGGAATTAAAGCGTATCAAGCAATCGACATACATAACATTCAAGAAAGTATGTGCCATGTATGGTTGCACCGAGGAACTTTACAAGTACAACGCGCAGGACAACTATATTGAATTTTACAACGGGTCCCGAATAGACTTGTTGGATTTGCAATACAAGCCCTCCGACCCGCTGTATGAACGCTTTGGCTCTTTGGAATTTACCGGGGGCTGGATTGAAGAGGGCGGCGAGGTGAATTTTGGTGCATACGACACGCTCAAAACCCGTGTGGGCCGACACCTCAATTTGGAATATGGGATTGTGCGCAAACTCTTTATCACTTGTAACCCCAAAAAGAACTGGATGTATGATATTTTCTACAAGCCTTATAAAGCCAATCGTCTTGAGGCGTACCGCTACTATATTGCTTGTCTGGTACAAGAAAATCCATACATAGACCCGGCTTATATTGAGGGATTGAAAACCACAAGCGATAAAGTCAAGTTTGAGCGACTGTTTAAGGGTAATTGGGATTATGACGATAACCCCAACGCCTTATGCTCTTACGATGACATTTGCGCGATATTCGGAAACAATCTCTCTATCCGCACCGGCAAGTTTTATATCACTGGCGATATAGCGCGTTTCGGTGCCGACTATGCGCGTCTGGCCGTTTGGGATGGCTATCATATAATAGATTTGATGTGCTTTCCTAAAAGCAAGCTCACCGATATTCAGCTATGGATAACGACCAAGCAGCGCAAATATAGAATACCCAAGCATAGGTGCATTGTGGATGAGGACGGCGTGGGCGGCGGCGTGGTTGATAATTGCGACATACAGGGCTTTGTCAATGGTGCTTCGCCTTTCGCCGGCGAGAACTACCGCAACCTACAAACTCAATGCGGCTACAAGCTGGCTGAACACATTAACGCCAATGAGGTAGGCATTGATGAGGAACTTGTGAGCCAAGCCGACCGAGAGGAAATCATAAGAGAGCTTGAACAACTGCAAACGTGGAAAGGGGATAGTGACGGCAAGCTCCAATTAAAGCCCAAAGAGGAAATAAAACTTGATTTGGGTTGCTCCCCGGACTGGCGCGATATGCTTTTGATGCGTTGCTGGTTTGATTACAACGAAATCGACATACCCGAAAACATAGAACAAATATTAGGTTTAACGTAACATCCCGATATTATGAGCTTAATTCAAACAATCACCAACAACATCAAGGCGGCTGTCGGCTACCAACAGAGCTTTGATGAGTTGCTTGCGTCTAATGACGTAACACGGGCCGTTGCAATGATGACCGCACACTCCGAGAAAGCGATGCGCCACTTGCAAGAGTACGAGATAAGCACTCACAAAGTAATGGAGCGCAAGGATAGGGCCGTGCTTGATAGCAAGGGTAATTTCCTGCGTTGGAGCAAGCGCAACAAAATTCCTATCCCCTACCAGAAATTCATCAACGAAATTGCGTTGGTATTTCTCTACGGCCGGCCCGTGAAATGGACGCAACTTTCAGAAAACACCGATTACTCATACAACTTTTACAAGGAGCTTATGCGTGAAATTCGCTTTGATAGCTGCGTGAGGCAGGCTAAACGTGCCGCCGGTGCCGAGGGTGTGTCGGCTATCCTGTATCACGTTTACCGCGAGGAAGCGACCAATAAGCCAAAACTCTTGCTTAATGTATTGAGCAAGAAAAGCGGTGATGACATATACACGATAAAAGACCAATACAAGCGTCTGCGCGCCTTTGGCTGGGGCTACTATCTCACCGAGGAGGGAAATCGCACCGTTCACCATATCGACATATACACGGCCGATACTATCTACCGTTGTAAGCAAGGCTCTTTTGGCTGGGAAGTGGAACACCGACCCAATCCAATAGGGAAAATCCCCGTGTTGCTCTTTGAGCAGGAGCCAGAACACTCCGATGTGCAACCGCTTATTGAAAAGGTTGAGAACTCCGAGAGTGTGGAGGCCGATGTTATCGACCGTTTCGCCAACCCCACAATGGTAGCGACCGCCGAAATACTCAACTCCCTACCCAAGCAAGAGGAAGAGGCTAAATTGCTTATTCTCAAAAATGGCGGCAATGTGTCCTACCTCACATGGAACGAGGCAAGCGAGAGCAAGCGCAACCAGTTTGAACGTCTGGATAAACACATTCTTTCCAAGTCGTTCACGCCCAACATTGATTTTGACAACATGAAAAGCCTCGGCAACCTGTCGGCAAAGGCTATTCGCAAAATTATGTTGCTGGCGATAATCAAGGCCGAAAAACATAAGGAAAAGCACGATGAGTATATGAACCGCCACGCCTCCCTTATGTGTGCCATAATGGGAAATGTTCTTGACTACACCCACAAGGCCGAGCATGACGCACTCGACTTAGGGCATGAATTTCAAGAGCCTTTCGGCGATGACGTTAGCGATATGCTGGCCGACATATCCAAACAATTCAATGATGGCGCGATGAGCCGTGAAACTTATGTAGAGCTGTCTTACTTAATCAAGGACGTAAAGACCGAGTTGGAACGTATCAAGAAAGAGCAAGCGGAAAATATGGAGCAGCAAATGGCTTTACGGCGCATGGACGCTTTTGAACCCACGGACTAATGGACTACACTACAAAATTCAATCCGGGCGATGAGGTTTGGACTATGAGCCAAAACAAGCCCCACAAATTCCAAGTGCAAGTGTGGAAATAACGCTCACTGCCCCTAACTCTCCGATGCGAGGACGCACTACCGAGGTACTTGTTGAGCTTATCAACACGGCCCCGCGAAACAATCCCCAACGTCTGACCTTTGACGCGAGGGGTTGCTTTGCGACCAAGCAGGAACTAATAGACCACCTTTTCAACTCCACCAATGGCTAAAATAAAACTCGTACCCGGAACCGCCGGGATGTATTCTTTCTTTTGCCCCGGTTGTGGGAAAACTCACGCGGTTTATACCAAGCAAGAGAACAATCAAGAACACCCTATTTGGGGGTTTAATGGCGATGTGAATAAACCCACTTTCACGCCGTCTGTCGCTGTCCTATCAACCACAAAGATAGCCGGCGCATATAGAGAAACACGGTGCCACTCTTTCATCCGAGAGGGTAGAATTGAATATCTGCCCGATTGCGACCACAAATTAGCAGGGCAGACTATTGAAATGGATGAGGTGTAACTATGGCTAAGAAAGCGACCACCAAGCAAGCGGAGCGACCAGCCTACACCTGTAAGGACTGCAAACACTCGACCGACTGGCACAACAAAGGGGCAGACGGCAATATGATATTTTGCCGGTGCCAATTCCAAAAATGGTGTAAATTTCTCAAATACGACTATTGCGACCATTTCCAAAAGCGATGAGCGAGAAAGCAAGAAATACGAAATTCATTAAACGTGTCTGGCTCAACGAGCCGGATTCGCCCTCAAGCGGGAGTGTCGTTGCTTATGACGGTGATGTAATTGACTACGATAACCAACCGTATCAATCCACCTTTTTGCGCGTGTCTGACTGCCACGTTTCGGCAAACATACACAAGGCCGTCTATGACAGCGACAAGGAATTTATTGCCAAAATGAAGCGAATACGCGATGTTCTCGATGAGTTTATAACCCACTTGGAAAACGAATATAACGACTAATGGCAAAGCGGAAATACATAGATTACAAAAAGCTCAATTCCGAGTTATTCAAGCGCACCGAGGGCTACGCCGCCAACGTGGGGGCTGTCTATCGGTCTGCGCTCACTGAAATAATTAACTTGGTAAAAGGCACGGAGCTTGAGGCGGGCAAACCGTTCTCTTTCTCCGAATATGGCTATTCCGATGAGGTTACGCCAATATTGCGCTCTATGTATTCTCGCGTTTACCAGATAATCCGTACTGGGGTAGAAAAAGAGTGGCTAAATGCCAACGAGCATAACGATGGACTTGTCAAGGCTATATTTGGCGAACACTCAATAGAGGATAACCACTTTGCCCGATTCTTTCAACGCAACATGGATGCAATGAAAGCGTTTTTTGCGCGTAAGACCGGCGCAGGGCTTAATCTCTCTCAAAAGGTATGGAAATACACGGGAGTTTTCAAGGATGAGTTAGAGGACGCTTTGGATTTGGCTATTGGCGAGGGAACTCCGGCTAATAGACTTGCCACCCAAATTCAAAAGTATCTCAATGACCCCGACCGCTTTTATAGGCGTTTCCGTGTCAAAATCGGCGAGAACGAGGACGGCACACCCAAATATGGGCGCGTGTGGAAAAGGCGCATCTTTGACGCTGAAAGCGGGTCCTACAAATGGGTTGATGATGACCCCCGTAAATATCACCCCGGACGTGGTGTATATCGTAGCTCTTATAGGAACGCTCAAAGGCTGGCGCGAACTGAAACAAATATCGCCTACCGCACTGCCGACTATGAGCGTTGGCAACAAATGCCTTTCGTTATCGGCATTGAAATCAAGTTGAGCAACAACCACCCGGAGCCGGATATTTGCGATGACCTCAAAGGCATATACCCCAAAACATTCAAGTGGAGTGGCTGGCACCCTAATTGTCGTTGTTACCAAGAGCCGGTACTGGCAAGCCCCGCCGAGCTTGATAAAATGTTGGATAATATTCTGGACGGGAAAGACCCGGCCGGCGTTGATTGTGCCAACGAGGTAACGGCTATGCCCTCAACGTTTAAGGTCTGGGCGAAAGATAATGCGGAGAGAATAGATAGAGCAACAACTGCCGGAACTTTACCATACTTTTTAAGGGATAATCAAGAACTTGTAGAGAAAGGCCGTGTTATAAAGAATCCGTTGTCGGAACGAATTAAAAAGAGGCGAAAGGAGATACAACGGCTGGCGTATGCCACTATATGCTCACAGGCATTATCAGCACCCGGAATAAATGACCCTATAACAATATCAAAGAAAAGTGTCAAGGAGTGGCTTAATCAACCTTTCGCGAACATTGAAGCCAAAAACGAGGCTCTTTTGCAGTTGCCAAAGCTGTATCAACAATCTCAATATATGGGTTATGTTGATGATATACATGACCCCGAAATGAAAGCCTATATACATGAAACTATCATAGGCGAGATTACTTGTTGGATAATCACAAGAGCCATATATGAACAAGGGTTAAGACTTCATAGCATTACGGACAATCCTAATATCTTGAAAATGCTGAAAAAGAAATAAGCCCATCCAAGCAGCAACCCGTGGAACTACAATCCACGGCCTTACTTGGAGGGGCTTAAATTTTACCGTTGTGCAAAGTTAGTAATAACTTTTGGAATTAGAACAATTTATACGCCACTTTTGATTAACTCGTACTTTTTGAGCAGTGAGTGTAGGAACATTCGCCCCGCCTCGGTCCAGACTGATACAAGCATGGTGCTTGTGCGTCCATTGGAACGATTGTAGGTATGCGTCCGTGTTTTCATATACCCCTTTGCCTGATACTTGGCATAGAGCAGCCATTGACCACTTTGCCGGAACTGTATGCCGAGGCCGTGGAGTATTTTGTTGAGTGCCTGCGCCGACATTCCCAATTCCTTTGCTATCTGGGTAGTGGTGTAGGTGCTATCGCTGGAAAGCACGTTATCGGCATACTCAACTTTTGGAGCTTGCGCCTCAAGCTGACGGAGATAGCCGGTGTGTAGCTTTTGCAAGCGGCGGTTTTCCGAGTGGAATGTATCACGCTGTATCTCCAGAGTATCGGCACGGCGTTTCTCATTGTCGGCCCGTTCACGCTCTGCCTTTAATGCTTGGAGCGTCCTTATCATGGTGTCCGGGTCGTTGAGCAGTGCATCTATCGCTTGCGGCGTGGCGGTGATTCCGTGGCGCATAAGCTCCTTGATACGGTCGTTGCACCATATAGCGAACTGGGGCGATAGCCAACGTGCGAACTCCAGCGCAACATCTTCGTGTAACCATGTGCCTTTTCCGTTGTCAGTCGTACCACCGTTAACCGTTATCACGAGATTTTCACTGTGTGAATTTCTCACAGTGGATAGAGTTTTGATAAACTCTTTTGTTGAAGGTAGTCGCAACCAATCCACAGGTCGTTTGCCGAAAGGCTTCGCCATTTGGGTAGCGTTAACCATTGTAGCCTCTCCGAGTTGGAAAGTGACGGGAGAGCCGTTGTAGCTGAACACTTGCTTGCTCATACGCCCTCCTCGCTTGCGTGGTTTACAAACTGTTCTATCACGCACGAGTGCATCGGAGCCGTAAGGTCAGTGAGCAGAATTTCGTTAAGGCGGTTTTGAGCCTCAAAGAAATTAACCGAGAATATTCCGTCACACACCTTGCTCATTGAGAGTTTTTCAAACTCATCACGAAGCCGAGCAACCTTTTTGGCGAGAGTAAGCAGTAGGTCAAACTCCGTTTGGCTGTTTGAGGTAGCCATACCTCTTTGTTTCTCTTTCATTATAACGCATTTTGAAAGATAACAGGCAATAGAAAACGGCATTGCCTTTCCCGTTGCGTTACACCTCAAAGGGCAGTGGGCGCATTAACGCACCACACGGGGGTACAATACCGTTAGTTATGTCAAGTAAGGGTATAAAAATACCACTCACAGATTTGCAAGCGGTTTTACTCACTTGCCCTTTGAAATGTAACGCATTGCAAAGGTAGCCTCAAAAACCGAGATTTACAAATAAAAAATCAACTATTTTGCTGAAAGTGAGCAATATGTGTTATATAAACACATCACCACTCTTTCTTTTCAATGTCAATCTCCACGGAGTTGCCACTACGGTTGTATGTAGCCTCCACATCAAACTTGATTGTTGCGGTGTTTTCAATCCACCATGTTTCTTGAATGAATTTGGAAACGCCGTTTTCGGCAACATAGCTCCAGAACTCCGCACGGTCTTTGAAATCCATTGTTACACCGTTGTTGTATCTGGCGATATAGGAAACGTGTGTAATGGTAGAGTTGATTTTGTCCATGTCGGCCTTGTAAGCCTCAATCCCTTTGTCGTAAGACGAGCCGTAGTTGCCATATACTACAATGTCGGTGATTACTCCGCTTGTGTTGCTTTTGAACGTAACGGAATAATTGGCATCTTTTGTTGGCAAGCCATATCTTAGCGTGGTCTTGCCAAGTGAGCCGCCCTCGTTTTCAAATGTGCCACTCTTGAAATTCTCTTTGACGTAGGATGTTTGTTTGCCTACATAGCCTACAAGCTCTTTCACGTCCAGTTTTGCAGTCGGTGTGTCCGGCTCATCATCGCCGCCGCAAGCCGAAAGGGTCAATGCAAGCAGCATGGAAAATCCAAATAATAGTTTTTTCATCTTCTTGTAGTTATTGAGTTGTTTGAATTGAAATGCAAAATTACGAAAATATTAAGCGTGAGCCAACTATATCTCCTATGATTGCTCCTAACATATCAATTCTTTTTTAGAATTTCTATATACCCTCTCTTAATGCCCCACAAGCAAAGAGAATATAAAGCGTCTATAAGCTCCGGAGCAGATTCCTCGGCAATCACATCATCATCTTTGTCATAATCAAGATATTGAGCCACCCATTTATGCTCGGCAAGCTCAAAATGTATGTTCGCATAAGCCTCGGCATTTGCAAACGCTTTTCTTTCTGGCAATAATTTAGCAATGTCTATTAAAGTAAACACGGGTAATTCCCATTGTGATACAGGGTCTTTCGCCAATCCACTTGCTAATATAGGATTTACCCCTCTTTCAATGAGCCGTTGGCTCTGTTCTATTGTCAGCTCGGTTTTCATTTCGTTTTCCTCTATTGGTTGGTGTTGTGATTAAATCTCTCTTTCGGATTGTGGCGTGTGCGCCGGTGTAGGTGTTGGACTTGCTAAACCAATTCCAGAGCGAGCCTAAGCTAATACCGACTATCTCCGTGGGGAGTGTGTTGTATATGGCTTTTGCGCTACCGAAATAGTAGTTGCGCCGGCCGTTGTAAGGCTCTTTAAGCTCAACGTGGATTACTTTCCTTTGGCGTTTCGTAGTCATATTTTGTGTTTGATAAACGCAAAGTTATGGAATATATTTAATATAACAAACTTTTGGGGCTATTTTCTTTTGTTAGCCTCGTTTTCTTGTGAGCTTAACAAGGCTTTGAGCCGCTTGTTTTCCTCTCTAAGCCTTTTATTCTCCCGCTGGAGTTGGTCTATTTGCTCCGGGTATGATAGCGGGGCGTTGCAAGTGCATTGCGATATATCGCCACTTACAGCCACCGCCATACAACCCGGAATAAGGACGCGCCCAACATCGCGGACGTTTATGTAATGGCACTTATCGCTCATTCCATAAAAGCTATCATGGAGTTAAAAATATCCATTTTATCTTCCCATTGAGCTAAGGCCGTTGTTTGGCGGTCGGTAGCCTCTCCACTTTCAAGAATATCTTGATAGTGTTCTACCATGTTTTCAGCGTGTCGGGCCGCATTGCGTATATACGGCAATATCAATTTCACCTCTCTTTTGGTAAGCCCATAATATTGTTCTGAATACGCGCCGTTAGGCTCTACTATCATTTTCATAATTCATTCGTTGTTATTGGAGTTTATGGCACGTTTGACATCGGGACGCTTTGCATACTCCTTTTGTCGCTTGCGGCACTCATCAACGCGCTCCAGAAATTCATCACTCATTGGAATATCGTATTCCAAACACTCATCGAAGATAATCAAATCCTCGTGGCAGTTGGTGCAAATGCCTTTATACATCTTGCATCCACAATCCGGGCAATAGCTCATAGTTTCTGTTCTTTTGGAAATTCATTAAACCGGCGGCATATCTCTTGACACAAGGCATTGGAGCTTTCCACATCGCCAGTGTGTATGTGGGCGATTACCATGTTCCAGCCGTCTTTGATTGCCATCTCCGCATCCAGCTCATCGGGACCAAAAGAACGCCGACCTCTTGCCGGAATACATATAAGCTCCATATCTTTTGTGTCGATAGAGCCGCTGGCATATCTCCATTTGATTTTTATTTCCATATCATTTAGGGTTTATGTTTACTTGGTTAATGATTACCCACACGCCGCCCAAACAGAACGCCACTTGCGCCGCCTCAAGCTCCTTTGCAGT